GGCATACGTGGCACATTCTCGCAAGATGGGTAAGATTATTCGTATGAAACTGGAGAACTGAAATGACTAAGGTTTTTGTAGATGCTGAGGCATTGAAACGTGTATTGAATTACATGCTTGATGATGAGCACCGTGACTTTATGGAATGTAAGGATATGTGGGAATGGAGTGATGAACAACTACAAGACCACATCTACATTTCATTGTTGAAACTTGAAAATAATTTGTTGGAGAGCTGAGATGAAACTACCATTTGATTGCACAATTATGGACGATGAGCCAGTGGAGGTTCGCAACCCGTTTTCTGGGGAGAGTTGCACATTAACACCAGAAGCAGTGGCTGTCTATGATGTTGTGATGGGTGCCAATTTGATTGGTGATTACAAAACCGTACAGAAGGGTGTGTCTTGGTTTCGCCAGCACTACCCACGTGAGTACATGATTTTGTTGGACTGACATGACATTTGTTCTGATATGCTTTTGTGTTGATTGGCTTATTGACAAGGATGTTTTATGAAAAAGTTTAAAATTACTGCTAGCTATGTCACCTATGTGTTTGCAGAGGTGGAGGCAAACACACGTGATGAAGCCTTTGAAATGGCTTTAGACATGGATGGTGGAGATTTTTCTGTTGAACGTGACACAGGCATGGGTGATTGGCACATTGATGATGTTGTAGAGCTTGAGCCTAGTGTTTTTGAAGACAACCCATTGGATAAATTTCCTACAATTTGGAGCAAGACATGAGAGTGTTTGTATATTTCAACCTACATAAGAAATGTTTTTCTGTTAAGGCATTAGAAGGAGAAAACAAGGGACGTGTTGTGCAGCATGCTGACAATGTTGTGCTTTTGTTGCCTGAGTTTAAGGTGAGCGAAGCAGGAAGGCAGCGTGTTTTACGTGAGAAGCGTAAGAACGTACATGCTGGTGTTGTTGGTTGGCTTGATGTGTTTGATTGTCCAATGAACAAAGACTATTACACACAAGTGAGGTACAACCCATACAAGTGGAGTACATTTGTAACCAATGACGAAACACCAGTACACAAAGGTATGGTTGCCCACTTGACAGTGACAAACAAAGTGCCTAAGATTGAGGCTTATTTACAGGAGGAAGTATGAACACAATTTACAACCCAACATACGAACTTGTTTCGTACAATAACATTCCATTTATGGTGGCTGTTGACACCTATCCAGTTAACAAGTATGACCCACACACAGACCGTGAGTATGAAGAAGACATTCTGTATGTTGAGAGTGTCTTGGTTGGTGGGCATGAGTTTGTCCATTTGTTAACAGAAGAAGTTGTTGATGACTTGATGAAGCTGGTAACTAGCGAGTAACCATGAAGGTTGTTTGTTATGCCTTGTTTGTTTATTTGTTATTGTATTTTTTAATCAGCTTGACAGGTTGACTAAACATTGGTACAATAATACATGTAATGTATTGATAGTTATAATAAACTGTTGTATGTTACTTATAAGTAACCTTTAATGTAGGGAGATAACATGAGATGTTATTGTTGTAATGATGAACTAACAGACTTTGAAGCTACTAGACGTAGCAGCGTTGATGGTAGTTTCTTAGATGTTTGTAATGGTTGTTTTCATTACATGAAGGATGATGTTTGTGCCATTGAGCGCAGCGACCTAAGACATGAGGACGATGAGGTAGAAGAAGATGACGAAGACTTTTGAACAGGAAGCACACATGTTGTTCACGTTGATGGACGTAAGAACATTGGTTTCACACATAGGGTATGATGGTTTTCAACAGGCTCTTTCCATAGTGCTTAACGCAAGCAAAGAAGCACGAGAATTTACGCCAGAAGAAAAAGCCATCATGCAAACTTTGTTGGATAATTGGAAGTATTAAACCATGACAGACAAACAAACAGGTGGGGCAGCGTTTCCACAATTCGTTCTATCAAACGGCGGTGCATGCGTCGAAGGCGGCATGAACCTGCGCGACTACTTTGCTGCCAAGGCGATGCAGGGGCTGATGGGCTGGTCAACTCGAGTTGGTTGTCCTGATGAGGCGCTTGCGCATGACGCCTATGCGCTTGCCGACGCCATACTGAAAGCGAGGGAAGCATGACAACACACAAAGAAGCACTGACGCTGACACTTGCAGCGTTAAAACAGATTGACGAGGCTATGCCGTTTCCTGTGGCTAAGTTGGCAATTATGGAAGCAGAAAAAGCCTTGGCACAGCCAGAGCAGGAGCCTGTGGCATTTCCAGATGCGCCCCAAACAATTTATTTGCAGGTAGGCGACGAGTGTCCAGATGATGCGAAATGGAAAGAGTTGATTGATGTCTGTTGGTGCGATGAGCAAGTGTTTGACAACGACATTGTTTATGTTCGCGCAGACACTACCCCACCACAGCGCACATGGGTAGGGCTGACGGAAGATGAGATGGATTGGCTCCATGCAAATACGCCTTGTATTGAAGGCAACTACGGATACAGGTTCATCAAAGCCATCGAAGCCAAACTCAAGGAGAAGAACACATGACACACAGTGATGGAGGTAAAGGTAGTGCACGACGTAAAGAAAATGTACAAGCCATTCTCAACAATTGGGATTTGATTTTTGGTAAGAAGTCTGATACAATAGAGCAACAACCTAAGGAAGAACATGGCGTTCGCAAAGACACACCAACCATGTCCGACATGCAACAGCAGCGACGGACTAGCAATTAACGAAGACGGAAGCAGCTATTGCTTCGTTTGTACAACCCACACAAAGGCAGATAAAATGATTGAGGCACCCATGCCCTATACCCCGCTAAAAGAAATCAACCAAGAGGCTGTAAACGACCTTCGTGCCCTGCTCATTTCACTACCTACCCCAGTGATTGGTAGCCGACGCATCAGCAAGAACACAGTTGAACGCTTTGGTGTTGTTGCAGATAGCAATCACATCTACTTCCCTTATTACAAGGAAGGTAAGTTGATGGCTGCTAAGAAACGTGGCATCAAGACAAAAGATTTTCAAACAACAGGTGAATGGAAAGGCACTGAGCTTTTTGGTCAGAACATCTTCACTAAAGGTGGTAAATATCTAACCATTGTTGAAGGGGAGTATGATGCTTTGGCTGTCTATCAAATGCTTGGCAGCAAGTGGCCTGTTGTTTCCATTCGTAATGGTGCAAGTGGTGCAGCAAAAGATTGCAAAGAACAGTATGAATGGATGAACACATTCGAGAACATCGTTATTTGTTTTGATAGTGACGAGCCAGGTCAGCAAGCAGCAGCACAAGTTGCCTCTTTGTTTTCCGGCAAGGCACGTGTGTTCAAGCCTATTGACGGATACAAGGATGGTTGTGACTTCTTGGTTGCAGGTAAAGAGAAAGAGTTTATTGACCGCTGGTGGGCTGCTGAGCGTGTAATTCCTGATGGAATTGTCCCTGCGTCTACGCTGTGGGATAGCGTGTCTAAGCCTTTGGATAAGGCAGAGGTGTCCTACCCCTATGATGGCTTGAACAAGCTAACCTATGGCATACGTAAGGGTGAGCTGGTTACAGTGACAGCAGGATCAGGCTTAGGCAAGAGTCAGTTTCTACGTGAAGTTGTTTGGCACATCCTCAGCAAGACTAATGACAACATTGGCTTGATGTTCTTGGAAGAGAGCGTTCGTAAGACAGGCCTTTCATTGATGAGCTTAGCAGCAGGTAAGCCTTTGCACTTGCCAGACTGTGAAGCAACAGAGCAGGAGAAACGTGATGCGTTTGATGCAACTCTCGGCACTGATCGCCTATACATGTTTGATCATTTTGGTAGTACAAACATTGAGAACATTGTTAAGCGTGTTGAAGAACTTGCCGTTGCTTTTGGTTGTAGCTACATCTTTCTTGACCACGTATCTATTGTTGTGAGTAGTCAAGACAACGGTGATGAACGTAAAGCAATTGATAAAATCATGACTGACTTACGTACATCTGTGCAGAAGCTTGGCATCAGCCTCATTGTTGTGTCACATCTCAAGCGTCCAGCAGACAAGGGACATGAAGAGGGAGCAGCTACATCGTTGGCTCAGCTACGTGGCTCTGGTTCCATTGCTCAACTGTCAGACATGGTGATTGGTTTGGAACGCAATGGTCAGCACGAGGATGAGACAGAACGTAACACCACCAAGGTGAGAGTGTTGAAGAATCGTTTTAGTGGAACAACTGGCCCTGCTTGCAAGTTGTTGTATAATAAATTTACAGGACGGATGACTGAACGTGAAGAAGAAGCCCTTTGAACCTGACACATCATGGCCTTTCCCTTCAAACCTACCTGCTAAGACAATGCATGGAGTGGAGAGGACAGACCAAGAAGGAAACAAATATGTAAAGGTAACTACCAAGTTACTTGTTCTTAAAAAGAGGAAGAAGAATGGCTGACATTGCAATGTGTAAGCAACAAGATTGCGAGAAGAAAGACACGTGCTATCGCTACATAGCAACACCAAACAAACACTATCAAAGCTATCTGTGGTTTGACCCACGCAACCGCAAAGACAGTGAAGAATATTGCCCTGTGTATTGGGACATTGAGGAAAGAAACAATGCGTAACGTAGAACTGTGGCACAAACGTGCTCGACCATCACCAACCTCTGATGACTTTCGCATCCAGCTTGGTTGTCACTTAGAGGAAGTGTGTGAAATGTTTGGTGCTCTTGATCTTCATCATTCATGGGATGGTTTGTTTGATGAGCTTGAACTTCTTGCTACACGTTTGAAGAATGGAGACAGTGAAGTTGCTATTAAGAACCGTGTTGAACTATTGGATAGCTTGGCAGATCAAGTTGTCACTGCGATTGGTGTTGGTCACTGCGCTGGTTTGCGTACAGCTGAAGGCATTGAAGAAGTGAACCGAAGTAACTGGAGTAAGTTCAATCAAGAGACAGGACAGCCAGTGTTTAATGAGTATGGTAAGATTGCCAAAGGCCCTAACTACCGTGCTCCAAGCCTAAAGGATTTTGTATGAAGATGAAAGAACATTTCACCGATGACTTCGGTAATCTAGAACCACAGTATGACAACACACTAGGTAAGTTGTTACGTGAACGACTAGATGCTGGTCTTGTCCCTGTACGTTGTGACACTGATGAGCTGAAGAAGATTGCACCTGTAATGATTGGAAGAAACGTGAACAAAACAATTGATGAAACCCTTGAGCAACGTGGTAAAAACTATGGTGACTACCGTGATGTTGCATACACTGCACAAGAACTAAAGAAGGCCTTGCGTTATGCAAAGAGTTGGCATACAATGGAACCATACATGCAAGAGAGCATGGACATGATGTGTAATAAGATGGCACGTATTGTTAACGGTAACCCTTATTATGATGATAGCTGGCATGACATCTGTGGTTATGCTACACTTGTGGAAAAACAATTGGAGAAAAAGTGAAGCTCTACCTCGACATTGAAACAACATCAGACCACAAAAAGATTTGGTGTTGCTTCACTTATGATGAGAAGAATGGATATGTATGTCACACAAAAGCGGATACACTCACACCCTTAATCGCAAGCTGCGAAACAGTGATAGGGCACAACTTGATAAGCTTCGATGGGCCAGTGCTGCGGAAGTGTTGGAACGTGGGGATACCAGCGAGGAAAGTGAAAGATACCTTGATCTTGTCTCGTCTATACAATCCAAATTTAGAAGGCGGTCACAGCTTGAAGGAGTGGGGAAAAAGAGTTGGCGAGAACAAGATTGACTATGAGGACAAGTGGAAAGAGCTTGGCTTAGAAGGCAACTGTTGGGACAACCCTCACCTACCTACCATGTATGACTATTGCAAGCAAGACGTAGCTGTGCTGGTTAAGGTAGAACAGAAGGTAGATTGGATGCTTGATAGTGCAGGCTTCTCACAACAGAGCAGACAGCTTGAGCATGATGTTGCAATTATTGTTAATAAACAACATGAACATGGGTTTAAACTAGATGTACAGAAAGCTCAAAGCTTATTGGCGACTTTGTCTAGCAAGATGGTGGATATTGAAAACCACTTACAGACTATCTTCCCACCAACAGTGGAGGAAATGAAGAAGCCTGAATACTGGTTACTAGGTAGTTACCAAGCAGAGACAAAGACAGAACTCAAGCAAGTGCTACGAGATGCTGGTCTTAAACCTTCTCTTGCTGATGAAGCAACAGCTGGGCCTATGAGAAAGCGCATCATCCCCTTCAACCCGGGAAGCCGACAGCAAATTGCTGAACGCTTGCAAGGGCTTGGTGTGAAGTTCTCTAAGACAACAGACAAAGGCTCCATCATTGTTGACGAGAAGGTGTTGGAGAAGATTGACCTACCTGAAGCTAAGGCTTTGCTTGAATACTTGATGTTGCAGAAACGTGTAGCTCAAGTGTCTAGTTGGCTAGAAGAAGTTAAGGAAGATGGTAGGGTGCATGGTAAGGTGATTACTAATGGTGCTGTCACTGGTCGTATGACACATAGCTCTCCTAACATGGCGCAAGTACCTAATGCTGGCTCTGTGTATGGACCTGAATGTCGTGACTTGTGGACAGTGGACAATGGCAATGTGCTTGTTGGTGCTGATGCTAGTGGCTTAGAGCTGCGTATGTTGGCTCATTACATGAAGGATGAAGGGTATGTCAAGACTGTCACCGAAGGAAGCTCTAAGGACGGTACGGATGTCCACACGATTAACCAGAAAGCAGCAGGCTTACAGACGAGGGATCAAGCAAAGACGTTCATCTATGCTTTCCTATACGGAGCAGGGGCTGCTAAGATTGGTTCCATCGTCGGTGGTAGTAGTAAGGATGGGCAAACACTCATTGAAAGATTTCTTGAAGGGACTCCCGCACTCAAAGACTTACGAAATAAGGTATCCACCTTTTCGTCCAAGGGTTTTGTACCGGGGCTTGATGGTCGTAAGATATGGGTACGCTCCGAACACGCAGCACTTAACAGCCTATTGCAAGGCGCTGGTGCGATTGTCATGAAGCAAAGCTTAGTGTTGTTAGACAAGAAGCTGCGTAGCTATAAGATTAAGTATGGGTTTTGTGCAAACGTCCATGATGAATGGCAGATTGAAACAACACCAGAACATGCTGAGCTTGTAGGTAAGGCTGCTGTTGAGGCAATACAAGAAGCTGGTGATATGCTAGGCTTACGTTGTCCAGTGACAGGTGAGTTTAGTGTAGGTAAAACATGGAAGGAAACACATTGATGGATGAAGATGAATATGTAAACCGAGTTGCAAAACTTGCAGAAGAAGCTGACAGTTCAATCTTCATCTTCGTGAAAGACAATCAGCTTGTGTTAATTCACAACCCCTTTGATACAGAGGAAGAGGTGATACACATCCTGAATAACGCTGTTGCCAACATGGTTATGCGTTCAACGCTTGACAAAGCTGGTGGAAATCGGTTACAATAATGTAATGACAGTTGGAAAGACAACATTAACTAAACAAAGGAAAATGAAAATGGCACAAGTTAAATTGGTTGGTAAACTCTTCTGGGCTAAACACATGGAAGTTCCTAACACAGAGTTCAATCAAAATGAAACACGTTATGAAATCTGTGTAGGTGATTTGTCAGACACGTTGGCTGCACGTTTGAAGGACGAGTTGAATGTGAAGATTAAACAACGTGACAATGATAAGTACAACCGTGGTAAATATATTGTCATCAAGTGTAAGTTCCCAATTCGAGCTGTTGATGAGAAAGGTAATCCAGTTACACCAGAACAAATTGGTAATGGTACAGTTGCTGAGTTGTCTGTTGGTAGCTACTCTCACAAGATGACAGCTATGCATGGTAATGCTCCCACCATCTTGCAAAGCAAAGACATTGCTGGCTTGAAGATTAAAGAGCTGGTTGCTCCACCAACTGCTGAAGAATCTGCTGTAACAGAAGAAGACGTGGTGCTGTAATGATTGGTCTTGTAGACGGGGACATGATGTGCTACCGCATCGCCTTCGCCTGCAAGGATGAGACAGAGGGTGTAGCTATCAAGACGATGGCTACATTCCTTGAAGATGTCTTAATGTCACAGCTAGACTTGAATGAATGGGAACTCTTCCTAACAGGTAAGAATAACTTCCGTCATCAGGTTGCTGTGACAGCTCCTTATAAGGGCAACAGGAAAGATGCAGACAGGCCAGCACACCTCGACATCCTACGTAACTATCTAGTAACCGCATGGGCTGCTAAGACAAGCGAAGGAGAAGAGGCAGATGACCTCATTGCTATTCGTGCAACACAGCTTGGTGATGAAGCAATCATCATCTCGTTAGACAAAGACTTTGATCAGGTGCAAGGATGGCATTACAATTTTGTGAAACAAAACAAATACTATGTATCCGCAGAGGAAGGACAGCTGTTCTTTTACAAGCAGATGTTGATGGGCGACAAGGCAGACAACATTGTAGGTATCAAGGGAGTAGGCCCTGTGAAGGCAGCAAAGATGCTTGCCAAAGCAAAGACAGAACAAGACATGTATGCCGTTTGCTTGGAGGCTCTGGGAGAAGAGAGAGCTATTGAGAATGGTCAGCTGTTATGGCTACGTAGAACAGAAGGACAAATGTGGGAGCCTCCTAAATGACACAAGACATCATTGAGATGGCTAGACAGGCTGGTTATCAGCATCCAGATGCAGTTGGTCAATGTGAAGACTTTGCATACTTTGATCTTGAAGCCTTTGCCAAACTGGTAGCTGCAGCCGAGCGTGAGGCGTGTGCAAAGATGTGCGAACAACAAGAAGACTACGGGCCTCTTTGCGAAACAATTTGGGACTGTGCCGCAGCAATCCGAGCAAGAGGAGGGGAATGAAAGAACGTAAGTACAACTGTGGAGAATGGACACCAGCAAGGTTCAGAAGCTTTGTAGTGTCAGCGTTAAGGACAGCCACTCGACGTTGGCCTCCTAAGTTTAAAGCTTTGAAGGATGCATACATTGGTCGTAAGACTAACAAGAAGACTAACAAGCTTGCTATGCATTACCGCTGTGCTCATTGTCGTAAAGAGTTTATAGCAGCAGATGTACAGGTAGACCATGTTCTTCCTGTTGTTAATCCAAAGACAGGCTTCACTTCTTGGGAAGACTACATCAATGCTATGTTCTGTGAGAAAGAAAACCTGCAAGTATTATGCAAACCTTGTCACTCTGTGAAGACACAGATTGAGAAACAAGAAAGGAAAGAATATGACAGCGCAAGAAAAGAAGCCGAGGGGAAGACCACCAAAGCTAAAAGAACCACAAGAACAGCAGCCAAAACAATCAAGTGAACTTGGTAAATTTATTTTCTTAGTTCGTTATTGGGTTCCATTTCCTTCTAGTGAGTATGGTGGTTTACAAGTTGTAATTGCTGCTGATGATGAGGAATGTTTCAAGCTTATTGCTGAACATGATGAGTTTGAAACTAAATATCATAGCGATTGGAAAGAACGTCTTCGTGCCTGCATTACTAGGGCTGACAGGTTTCCTCTTGCTATGATGCACGACTCAAGATTTGTAAGGGAGTTCACAACATGACAGATAAACCAGTTGTATACTATACAGGCAGTGTTACGTTTGATACTAAGATGTTTCCCGGACATGAGGTTGCACATGTAAGAACAGTCAATCATTATGTATGGGGAAGTGACAAGGTTAGAACAAGCAGCGTGTTAAATAAGTTTGATGATGGAAGCTTTGAAACAATGAATACATTGTATAAACCATATACAGATATGGAAGGAAGCTAAATGGAAATCACACTTGTTAAAGAGAATGAAGATGGTAGTGCAGACTACACAATGAATCTCTCAGAAGAAGAACATGGGCAACTAATTCGGTTTGCCTTTGTTGAAATGCTTAAACGTGGAATGGAAGAAGGAAAGAAATATGAGCCAAGTGAGCTTAGTATGGGTGACACCAAATGCGGAACACCTAATTGCAAAGATGGCACGGGTGAGCAATCCTGCGAATCAGGACAATGTAGCTACTGCAACAAGTCTTCTTAAATATTTAATTAAGAACAAGCACTGGTCTCCATTCGAGATGGTTAATGTTTGTATGGAGATTAAGACAACACGTGACATTGCTCGTCAAATCTTACGCCACCGTAGCTTTAGCTTCCAAGAGTTTAGTCAACGCTATGCAGTGTCTGAACACTTTGAACTCAGTGAGCCACGCTTACAAGATGAGAAGAACAGACAGAACAGTTTGGAAACTTCTGATCGACAGCTTGCCTATTGGTGGGAAGGTGCTCAGAAGAGAGTGTTAACAGAAGCTCAGTTTATGTACGAGAGCGCATTAGCTAAAGGCATTGCCAAAGAGCAGGCACGTAAGCTTTTACCAGAAGGTATGACGATGAGCAACATGTACATGAATGGAACCCTGCGTAGCTGGCTACATTACATTGACATCCGTTGTGACAAAGCAACACAAAAGGAACATCGTAAAGTTGCAGAGCAATGTCGTGATATAATATATGAACAGTTTCCAACAATCAAGGAACTATATGACTGAAGAACAAATCATTGATGACATCTTAGATGAGTTTGACTTTGATAAAGTACACAAAGTTATGGAGTTCTTAGATTGGGGATGGATGGATAGTAATTATCAACTTGAAGTCCCAACACTAGGACAACTTCGTAAGAAAGCACGTTACCTTATGAAGTGTTGTATTGGACATGAGACATATACAACAGCAACTGGAGGCTTTCATGTACGTAAGGAAACATTTGATGGTCTTCCGTTTTACCACCTACAGTTTGCAGTGACAGACTG